TGAGGAGCCGGTTTGGCAACCTGAGTCGTGGTGGCTCTTTACTGGCTCAGATATTTTGGTAGATCAGGCACGCAAGGAGTGGGAACTGCTGGACAAGGGCTTCTACACCGTTGCCGCCGAACTCACCAATAAATTTGGCAAGAAATTTTATAAATTTATCTAATGCACAAGAAATTTTATCTTTGCCGCATGTCATACGTAAGATATGACAGCAAGCATTTTCTCCTGTACTTGAGTGAACAGAGAGTTGAAAACTATCACCCAGACACCACCATGTCGGAGACTGATGGCGATAGTCAGACAGTGACAGCCTATAGCTACGAGGGCACAGAGATTGACGGCTCAACCAAGATTGAGGCGGAGTCGGCAAGCTATCGCGAGTTTGTGAATGGTCTGGTTCGTACTAAGTACAGCCAGAGCGATGTCGAAGCTATTCTATGCAACCATGGAGATGGCAATAAGGAGCATGAGACAGAGTATCAGGTATTCCAGGAATGGCGAGAGCAGGCTAAGCAGATGGCCAGAGAATTACTCGACAGAGATATCTCATAGTTATCAGATACGGCAGGAGGGCAATAGTTCTTCCTGCCGTATTTTTATATTTCTTATATTATCTGTACCTTTGTGCCAGATTTAATCAGGTACAGATATGCAGAGAAATACCAAGGATTGGATACACTACAGCTCGGCTGGCATCGTACTGCTTGCTGGCATTGTGCTCGTGTACATCAGCTTTTTTATGTCCCACGACGTCACATCTAACGTCTTGTGGTACTTTGGGCAGAGTCTGGTTTACGTGGCAACCGTCTTTGGTTTCGCACTGACTTTTGACACCAGAGTTAAAGACATTATCAATAAATATTTCAATAACAAAAATGGCACGCAAGATTAAGAAAATTTTCGTTCATTGTACAGCAAGCCGACAGTCATGGTCTGTCGATGCCTTGCTCAAGGAGTTTAGAAACAAAGGCTGGCATTATCCAGGCTACCACTGGGTCGTAACCGCTGATGGCAAGTACACGCAGCTCATGACAGAAGACCTGCCGTCCAACGGAGTTAAAGGTCACAATTTCGATTCAGTCAACGTTGCATACATGGGTGGAATATCCCGCACAGGCAAGGCTATCGACAACCGAACAGAAGAACAGAAGGCTGGACTTCGTCAACTCTTGAAGGAGTTACGACAACGCTACCCTGATGCAAAGATTATGGGACATCGTGACATCTCGCCTGACAAGAACCACAATGGAGTGGTCGATCCATGGGAGCGCATCAAGGAGTGCCCCGGTTTCGACGCTATTCCGGAATACGCAGACATTTAATAGATTGGCAATGAGTTATAAATCAAATAGAGAAATAGGGTTTTTCATCGTATTTCTGCTGGTGCTCAGCTTAGGCAAAGACTTTTACGGAGCGTATAAAAAGCAACGAGCGGAGCAGAACCTACAAGAACAACTCAACAAACTTCAGCTGCAGTATGCTCCAGCTGAGCGTGACACCATCCGTGACTCAGTCAAGGTCGTGACGCAGAAGGTCATCATGATGCCTCCTGATGAGTACAAAGAGTTTGCAGCAGACCGGAAAATGCTGAAAGATCTCAACATCAAGGTCAACCAGATAATGGCGGATCAGCGCACATCGGTAGTCACCGAAGGCTCTGTCAAGACGCTTCGTGAGAATTCGCTATACAAGTATAGCGACAAGTGGTTGAGCGTACAGCTAAACACTGCAGACTCTATGCTTACATATAGAGCGAGAGACAGCTTGCAATGCCTTGTAACTCGCAATTACAAACATCGATTTCTTTGGTGGAAGTGGGGAACCGATGGCTACAATATCAAGATGATCAATTTCAATCCCAACTCCACTATCTTATATAACAACTATATACAGGTCAACCGCTAATGGCAAGACAAGAGGTATATACAACAGTCATCAAACTCAACTCTGAGGAGGCAAAGAACCGACTCAAAGAGTTAGAGGACAGAGTCGCTCGTCTGAAGAAGGAAAAACAAGATGCCTTCTCGGCGGGCGATTCCCGTTTAGGGGCTTCCCTCGCCAAGGATCTGAAGGCCGCAGAGCGAGAGATGAAGCAATTCAAAAACTCAACCATGAGCGTCAAAGAGACACTCGACAACCTGTCAAGTGCAAGCCTCGGACAGCTGGAGAAGGCAGCTAGACATCTGAAGGGGCAGATGAAGGCAGCATCTGACCCTTCAGACTTTGCAAAATTGGACGCTCAACTCTCCAAGGTTAAGGAGCAGATGCTTGCCCTGAAGGGCGCAACACGCAAGGCTGATGAGGAAGCGAGACGCATGACCGCAACCGTGTCAAATCTGAAACATGCATCTCTCAACGATCTCAACTTTACTGCAGGTAGACTTCGCTCGCAGATGGCCGATTTCGACCCGAACACAACCATGTACGCCTCTCGAGCTTCGCAGCTGAAGCTGGTCGAGGCAGAACTGGAACGCATCAGACAGAGCGAGCAGAAGGTGGTCACCCTCATGCAGCAGTATGACAAGGAGATAGACAGCACCAACGTGGATATCAAGGAGACCAAGAGGCAGATGCAGCTCGTCAACAACACCATGGCCAACCTCAAAACCTCCTCCATACGTGACCTGGAGTACTCTATCAGGGCTCTCAACCAACAGATGCATGGCATGCAGCGTGGTACCGAGCAGTTCAAGCAGATGGAGCTGAAGGCGAAGCAGTTGAAGGCAGAACTGCAGGCGGTCAGAGCCGAAGGAGTAGCCCAGGAGTCCTGGATCAAGCGCTCTGCAGACTGGTTCAACCGCATGCAGGGCATCGCCCTGGGAGCCGTCGCTGCCATCTCCGGCATCACCTTCACCGTCAAGAAATGCGTAGAGGAATATGCAAAGATGGATGATGAGATGACCAACGTCCGCAAATATACCGGTCAGGCAGCCGAGGAGGTTGAGCGCATGAACGAAGACTTCAAGAAGATGGATACCCGCACACCTCGCCAGAAGCTCAACCAACTAGCCGAAGATGCCGGCAGACTTGGCATCACATCGACTGCTGCAGTTGAAGATTTTGTTGATGCAGCCGATAAAATCAATGTCGCCCTCGGGGATGATCTCGGCGATAAAGCCGTCTCCCAAATCGGTAAACTCGCCCAGATGTTCGGCGAAGACAAGACCAAAGGTCTGCGAGGTGCCATGTTGGCGACAGGTTCTGCAGTCAATGAGTTGGCGCAGAATTCTTCTGCCTCTGCCGGTTATCTCGTTGACTTCACTGCCCGTGTGGCAGGTGTCGGCAAGCAGGCAGGCTTTACACAGGCTCAGATCATGGGTCTCGCTTCTGTCCTTGACCAGAACATGCAGCAGGATGAGACGGCGGCAACAGCTGTGCAGAACCTTCTGGCAAAAATGTTCCAGGACTCAGCCAAGTTCGCTCAGATTGCAGGTCTAAATGTCAAGGAATTCGCAAAGACGTTAAAGGAGGACGCCAACGGCGCACTCCTCCAATTCCTGGCAGCCATGCGAGCCAAGGGTGGATTCGCAGACCTCGCACCTATGTTCGAGGAAATGAAGATGGATGGTTCCAGAGCGACAGGTGTCCTCACCGTCCTCGCAGACAAGCTCGATGACATCAAGACTGCCCAGAACCTAGCAAGCGAAGCATATTCCGAAGGCACATCCGTCCTCAATGAGTTCGAGACACAAAACGAAAACGTGCAGGCGCAACTGGACAAGGCGAGCAAGAAGTTCCTCGACCTCTCAATAGAGCTAGGCCAAAAACTCTACCCTGCTGCAAGATATTGCATATCTGCAGCCAGTCTCGGAGTTCGGGCACTCTCCACACTCGTTGATTTCGTCAAAGATTATTGGCGCATATTAATTGTGCTGACAGCTGCCATCGTCACCTATACAGCAGTCTCTAAAGCAAAGTTGATAGCAGACAAGGCGCAGATGGCATGGCTCAACATCATGATTCTGCGCGAAAAGGCGCATCTCGTCCTTGTGGGTCTCAAGACATCTGCTCTCAAGACTATGGAAATTGTCCAGATGGCGTTGACACGCGAAATAAAACTGACCACAGCAGCGCAGATGTTGTGGAACAAGGTATTGTTGGCCAACCCGATCACAGCCGTGATTGCTGTCGTTGCCGGTCTGACTGCCGCCATCGTCACCCTGTCTAAAGAGACGAGCGCCGCAGAGCAGGCGCAGCGTGACTACAATGATGCCGTGACAGATGCCAACAAGCAGGCAGCAGAAGAGGAGGCATCCATCATGCGCCTGGTATCTGCTATCCAGTCAAATACCAGTGCCGAGTCCGATCGAAAGGCTGCACTGGAGGAACTCAACGGCAAGCTGATGAGTCAGCACCTGGGCAACATTACTGAAGAGGCTGTTCGCACAGGTCAGGCAACAAGGCAGATTCAGTCGTACATCGACATGATGAAGAAGAAGATCGTCATCGATGGCTTGCAGAAGAAGCTGGCTGAGTCTATAGCTAAGCAGGCTGAGGCAGAAGACCTGTTAGGAGAGGGAGATAACGACAATCGAGGCTACTGGAAGCGATTTTGGGATCGCCTCAACCCATTTGCAGGTGGCAAGACCCAGAAACTAAACTTCGTAGCCGAACACAAGGACCTGCTTCTTCAGAATATCGAGCGAGAAAAACAGTATCAGCAGAAACTCATGGCCAAGATTAATGAGCTGGAGTCCCAGTACTTCGAAATCAATGATCCGGAGCCTTGGAGAAACAATGGCTACAATGGCAAGGGCAATGATGGTACCATCATTAAGCAGCAGAGAACAACCGGTACTCATCAAGCTTCAGATAAGGAGCGTAAGGCTAGGGCCAAGGCTGAGAAGACTGCGGCTGCAGAAGCTCGCAAGCGTGAGGCAGAAGCCAAGCGCAAGCAGAAGCAGGCTGCCGATAGCATCAAGGCTGAGACCAACGAGTTGATGGCTAACAACGCCAAAGCCTATGCAGAAGGCAAGAAAACCTATCAGCAGTTCATCGACGACAGACAGAGCATCCAGATTAAGGGTTTTGCCAAGCTGAAGCAGCTATATGGTGAGAAGAGCAACGAGTACAAGCAGTTGCTTGACAACCAGGTCAACGTTGTCAAGCAGCATGATGCTGCCATTCAGAAGATGAATGAGCAGACCATTGAGCGTGAACGCCTCCAGAAGGAGGCTAGCATCAAAGCTCAGTATAATGATGCCAGTTCAGCTATCTATCAGAATGATACCGCTCTTAATGAAGCACTATATAAGAATGATGTTGAAGCCATGAAAAAACGTCTTGCACTCTTCAAAGACAGAGAGGGCAGCGAGGAGTGGCTGGATCTGAAGGCTGAGATGGAACAGGCTGAGCTCGACCACCAACTGCAGATGCAGGAGTCATACCAGAACCAGCTGAAGGAGTTGCGTCAGCAGTTCGGTAAGCAAGACCTGCAGGCTCAGGAGACCATGTACCTCAATGGCCTTGACAATCTCTACAAGCAGGGATTGATCAAGGAGGAGGAATATCAGCAGATGAAGTTGGAGATAACCAAGCAGTTTGCTGCACAGAGAGCGCAGATTGATGCTGATGATCATGGTGCTGGTAGCGCTCAGCTGAAGATTAATGATAAGTCATCAGAGATGGTCAACAGCGCCAGGGCTGCAGCAGGGGAGTCCCAGTCGACCGGCAATGCAACTCTGGGTGGATACTTCTCCTCACAAGTTGAGAACTATCAAAACACCATGGAGAAACTGAAGGAGTTGTATGGCAACGACAAGCAGAACCATGCTGCATACATGCAGGCAAAGGCGCAAGTCACCTCTGATTTCCTCAATAACCTGGTTGAAAAGACAGCTGTAGTTTACAATGGTATCAACGGTATTCTATCTGCATCATCGTCATATGCTCAGGCATGCTCTGACCTCGAGCAGGCGAAAATCTCCAAAAACTACGAAAAGCAGATTGCTGCAGCTGGCAACAACTCGAAGAAAAAGAAAAAGTTGGAGGAGAAGAGAGACAAAGAACTGGCAGCTGCGAAGTCCAAGGCTAACAAAAAAGCCATGAAGATAGAAATTGCACAGGCGATAGCATCTACAGCAATGTCTGCTATCAATGCCTATGCATCTGCTGCAGCTATACCAACAATAGGTTGGACATTAGCTCCTATTGCAGCAGGTATGGCCACAGCTGCAGGTATGATACAGCTTGCTGCTATCAAGAAGCAGCACCAGGCAGAGGCAGAAGGTTACTATGAGGGTGGATATACCGGAGGTAACCGCTACAGAAAGGAAGCAGGTGTCGTACATGAAGGCGAGTTCGTGGCTAATCACAATGCCGTCAACAACTCATCCATCCGTCCAGCTCTTGATCTCATCGATAGGGCACAGCGCTCCAATACTGTCGGCTCGCTGACCGCTGATGATATCACACGTTCTCTGGGACAGAGTAGCAGTACCGTGGTGGCTCCTGTTGTCAATGTTAACAATGACAACACCGAGGTACGCCAGTCCCTCGATGGTGTCAATGCAGCCGTCAGCCGTCTGACACAGACTCTTGACGATGGCATTGAGGTTGAAGTTCCGATATCTGGTCGTAGAGGTCTGCACCGCAGACTGCAGGATTATCAGCGCATTTTAAACAATAAGTAGTGGAATATGATAACATGCATCATCAATGGCCATAAGGCCTATCCCATTTCTACATCATCCATCAAGGTGACATACGCCAACCAGTATGTCACCGATGATGGTGAGTACACCTATGACATCACCTTCCCCATGAATATCCTGGAGAACCGTGTCATTTTCAAAAATGTCTCACGCTTGGAAGTCAAGAAGAATATCGCCAAATACGATGACTGCAAGCTGTACTGTAACAGCCAGCTCATCATGAGCGGTGTTGGTACCATACTCTCCGTGAATGAGAAAGAAATCAAACTGCAGATAGTCGGAGGCAAATCACGCATCAAGTTCAACGACCGCATGGAGAAGCACTACATAGACGAAATTCAGTTTGGTACAGCAGATAAGCCGGGATATGATGTTGATAAGGGCTGGTCACAGAAGTTCAAGGACAGAATAACTGAAATTTACAGATTAGATGAAGATAAGACGAAGTTCCTGGGAGTGGAAGGAAAATGGTGCTTCGTACCTGTACGGGACGAAACAAATGATATGATTGCAAATTTTGTTGGAGTAGATAAAACGAAACAATTTATTGGCTACAATGCACCATTTATCTCTAACCTAGCTGTTCAGCCCAACCTGATGTATATCTTTCGTAAAGTAGTAGAATACGAAGGATATACTATCAAGCGCAACGATTTTGACTGCAAGCCATGGAACCAGCTTTATATAGCTTCTGCCTACAAGACTCGCGAGATTAGAAGGGCGCTACCTCATTGGACAAGCTATACATTTATTGAGGAATTCCGGAAACTCTTCAATGCCTCCATCTACTTCGATGAAGTCCAGAAGACCTGCAGCGTCATCAGTTCCTCAGAGTTGAGTTCTGCAGATTCTATTGAGATAGAACCGCTGGATGAATATTCGGCAGACTATGACGAAGACGGTTCTTTCAGCACTTCTGCAACTGCGAACCTGGAGTACAAAATGGATGGTTCAGCCAATAGAGGAAACTATGAGAGCATACCAAAGAAGGTTTTTGACAACTTCAATATCGTTCAGAGTGTCGATTATTTCGGCGTGCTCGATCAGTTTTCTCAGACTACCATGGGATGGTCTGAGAAGAAAAAGAGGCAGACTATCATTGAGTTCCTCAGAAGTTACTACATATATGTAGAGAATGAGGATGATACGAAAACATGGCAGTTGGCAGGTGTATGGTCACCTTTAATCAGGGATAGTTCTTCTGATGATTATGTCGATCTGAGCATTTCTCCTGCAGCACAAGTTGTAGAAGATATCAATTTCAAGACAGGATTCCTAGAAGATAAGTACTACGAGAAGCGTTGCCTGCTGTCAATACCTAATGACAAGGAAGCGGATTCAAAGGAGTGCGATGTTGATGAAGACGGATATAGCTACACATCCGTACAGGATGCCATAGATGATGAGTCAAGCATGGATGAGAGCGAAGCTGAAGAGGAGGTCATGAGTGTCTTTTTCATACTGCCAGGTAAAGTGCAGGCATTTAACGTGCCATACGGCAGTATATCATGGGTAGGTAATAAATCAAGATGGCCAATGTTCATCACAGATTATCGCATTAACAGTGATTATACATATGAGGGTATATTAGTGACTGCCGGCAATAATTTTTCGCTATCCCTGAATTCAGTAGCCAATGGTGCAGTATCATTAGCAGAGTTCCATAGCAAGGCTTTCCATATAGACAATAAAAACTGCATGGAGGTCAAGTTCAAGTCTGATGACATACCGGATCCATCCAAGATATACATCATCCGCAACAAGAGATTTGTATGCGAGAAAATAGAGATGGAAGTCAAGGACGATGCCATCGAGCCAGTTTACACAGGCTATTTTTACATGCAATCATAATATATATAATAAGGTGGGGAGCAAACTGCTCTCCACCTTATTATATTATAGGATTCCCTGATAGTTCTTGATATACTCATTCGCCTTCTGTATATCCTTTGGTGTGTATATATCGGTGATGAGTATGGACGAGTGTCTCGCCTGGTCTCTGACCGACAAGACATCGGCATTTGCCCGCAGCATATTGGTGATGCCTGTGTCCTTCAAACTGTAGAACTTGAAGCGAGGTGAGAGCTTCAGTTCCTTCCTCAGGACACGAGTCCAGTAGTCTCTGAACATTTTCTCGTTCTTTCTCTCTGGTCCTGGACAGAAACCGTCAGAGAAGAGGTAGTCCTGCCCTGGGTGTGAGAAGATGTTGAGTTCCATCATCAGCTTGATGACATGAGTCGGCAAGGTGATCACGGCATCATTGCCGTTCTTTGTGTTCTCGCCATGCAGAGTGATTGTCTGAGTCTTTACATGGATATCGCAGATTCTGAGATAGGACATCTCTCTAGGTCGGATGAAGAGGTAGTGGATGATTTCGCACGCCAGCAGATAGTGCCTGTTATGCTCCATCAGATAATCTCTGATGAGCTGCATAGTGCAATCCGGTATGACATCTCTGCTTTTCTTCTGCCGGTTCTTTATACGTTCCAGTCCTTCAGTCGGGTTCTTGGGTATATAGCCTCGAGCCAACAGATAAGCTGAGAAGCTCTTTGTCCAGGCAAGATAGTTGTTGCGTGTCAGGACTGTATTATTGCGGTCGATGAAAATGTAGTCCAGGAACTTGCTAACATTACCTCTGTCCCATTGGTAGGAGTAGTTGAGAGTTATTCTTTTCTCTTGCTTCCATTTTTCCAGGATTCTGAGACGACTGCTATAGTCGACATAAGTCTCCTCACGCAAACTACCCTCGTTGCACATTTTGGCCAGATAAGACTTATACCTGTCGAGCACGTCATCCCATTTAGTATATTCCAGGGGCTGCAGCTCCTCAATCCAAGGATTCCATCCTGCCATAAGTTTCTCGGTGAGTTTTTTAATAACCTGGTCGGCATAGACACGTTGGTTCCGCTTGCCCTTGATATGGTCAAGCATAATTTTTTTCTTTCTCATGCGGTTGACTCCTGGATCAAACGCCAAGAAGGAGATATAACATTCTGATTTCTGATGCAAAACTGGAGGTTTCCAGCCAATGACACTGCTAAGAATTGTGTCATTCGAATTTGGAGCATAATTTTTTTTAGCCATATCTTAATTTTTTTCAGATACAGCCTATTTTTAATAATTTGTATAGGAATGATACCGAAATTGTACCGACCATTTTGACCACGACCAAGGCAAATCCTCAGTGTTTACGGCATATCTGACGGCTTTTGGTCGGGATTACTGGACTCGAACCAGCGACCTCATCGTCCCGAACGACGTGCGCTACCAACTGCGCTAAATCCCGATATCTGCTGCAAAGGTACATTAAATAATGGATAATACCAACAAAAATAGACTTTTTTATCTTTTTTTGAAAGAAATTTCCCGAAAAATTTGCAGGAACCAGAAAAAAGTATTACCTTTGCACCCGCAAATGATAAATCGCGATTTGTGAAAGTTGGTGCCATAGCTCAGTTGGTAGAGCAAAGGACTGAAAATCCTTGTGTCCCCGGTTCGATTCCTGGTGGTACCACTTCTTTATGAGACTGAATCTTCGTAACAGGATTCAGTCTTTTTTTATGCCCTTTTTAAAAAGAGTCTGAACTTTCGCATGTGGTTCAAGCACGCCCTGAAGGCCCAAAAACTCCAGAAGCAGCACGCCCTGAAGGTCCAAAAACTCCAGAAGCAGCACGCCCTGAAAGGGCAGAAGCTCCTAGCCCAGGGCATCGCCCTGGGTATGATGGCAATCAGCAAGACGCCCTGTAAGGGCAAAAGCTTTATTAATGGTCTGGTATTTTAAAGCTTTTGCCCTTACAGGGCGACAGGTTTGCGTCCGTAATTACCCAGGGCGATGCCCTGGGAGGGCACTGAAAAAGGTACCCAATTTTAAGTTGC